TAATCAACCCTACAAACGCAGCACTATCAAGCTTGTTCGTGGCTGATTCAGGCGCTGCGGCAGCCGGTGGGATTGCGCCTGGTTGCTGGTTATCAATGGTGGGCGCGACAGTTTCAGGTGCAGCGATCGCTGCTTCATTGTCTTGCTCCACTATATACTGTTTGTAAATCTTGTAAAACCGTTTCATGATATTATTTATATCAAGTCAGCAGTAGCATCTTAGTTTTTAACTGCTTGAAGTATGCACCACTGAGAAAGGTTAACCCCTGTTTCTCGGTGAAGTCTCTAACCTTGCAGAATAAAAATTTTTCCATCGAGGTATCCCTTAGTGTACACAACTCATTAATAACCCCAGCGGCTTTACCTTCCTTCTTAGTAAAACAGTGATAGAAGTATTCCAGGCTGTAGTCTGATGAATACACCCTTATTGGTAACTTAGTTTTAATTTTGTTAAGAGCTAATGATATTAGCACTTTGATATCCTCTTCATCGAACACACCATAAAGGTCTAGGTCGTGTAATCCGTTACGGTCAAAATATATCACGGTTTTATTCGCCGTGGAGGAGTTCAGCAAAAATTCACACAGCTCGTGTATGATATGATGGTAAAAAAATCGCCTGGTGGTAGCTTCAATTTTGGGTGTTAAGATGTTGAACGCCCTTAGATCTGTGACAATCTTTTCCTCGACTACTGTCTTGAAGAAATAGTTGAAGTCAATTAACCGCAGCCGGTGCTTGGGTATTTCCAGATGCATTACATGTTAATATGGGCTGAGAACAGAACTTTAACAAGTAATCCTTATTAGTTTCAAAAAATCCATCAACGGTGCATATGGTGTATTTCCCATAGCGCGAATAGTTGCCCGGTATAGTTGGTGCGACTAAGCTGCTATCATACACAACAAAGGACCCTTCTCTGTTAATCTTAAACATAAGAAACCAAGGCTTCTTGGTGTCCTCACCTTGAGTTATCCATTTATCCAGTTGAGTACTCCGGGTGTAAATGTTAGAGAATGCGAATTCCTTGTAGTTCTTACATTCAAAGGCGATATTCTTTAGTTCGTCGGGTACAATGATATCACCAGTTGATACTAATGCCTGGCTTTGAGATAGAAACTGACGCCTAAAGTCGTTTTTACCACCTACAAATGCACCTGAATTTGGAACCCTGCAGAAGTTGAATCCAAATACAGCAGATAGGTGAATAGCGACTTCCCTTTCATACCTTTTACCTTTGTTCTTACTTGCGCTTGACATTATACATAATTACGCCGCTGCATGGGTATTTCCAATACGCGTCTAACTTTGCCCTTCTTTTTGCGCTTGCGCTTTACCATTCGGGCACCCAAGAACGTGGGCATTCTGTAATCTCCGGGTGCATATGCGGCATCACCGGTGGATGGAAATTGATTACCATACTGACCTATAGTCACGGACCCGTCTGAAAATGCACTATCAGTGCCACCAGCATAGTTATCCTCTGTTATACTGTTGAAGAAATCTTTAAAGGTTTTCATTGATTTTAATTGTAATATGTTAATATTTAATCATGGACCTAGAGAAGTATATTGAAGAACTGGATAGAGATCTAAGGGTGGATGCTTTTAACATAAAGGATGTGCAGATGGCACTCCCGTCAATAAAACACAAATGGGTAGGTCGCTTGATAAGACATAAACAAGAAGTTCAAGCTCTCATGAAGGGTCGTGAAAAAGTAAAGCGGGATTTAATTCACAAGTTGCATCAAAGCTCAGCAGTAAAGCTTTCTGATCCAGCTGCCGACCGGACCATAGAGCTTTCGGATTTCTTAAAAGAACACGATCAGCGAATTGATAACTTGAGGCTTATTATTGAGTTGTTAGAGAAGACTGAAAAAGTGTTAAGCTCAATGACTTATGATATCAAAAATATGATAGAGCTAATCAAGTTAGAGACTACATGATTAATTTTGAATTAGATAAGGGTTGTAAGCACGGTATCATTAGAGGGGATCTATTTGATGAGGTGCGAGAGCATTTCTCTGTTGAGAATGAGAGTGCCAAGTTTACACGTAGGTTTAATAGATTCATACCTAAGCGGCATTATGCTATAACACCAACAGGTAGATTTGACCCTTGTTTATATTATGAGATAGTGAAATTCTTAGTATCTAAGAATTATAACGGTGAACTTGTAGTAACTGATGAGTTCAAATCACAAATTAAACCATCTTCTGGAAAATGGAAGCACAGCCCGGTTTTTAGTGACAAACCATACAAATTGGATTTAGCGTGTCGTGATTATCAGAACGACATTGTCGAGAAGTGTTTAAGTAACGGCAGGGGTACCGTAATATTAGCTACCGCAGGTGGTAAGACACTTACAATGGCTTCTCTGTTGTCTCGCATCAGTACATTTTATAATCCTAAGGATTTTAAATGCTTGATCATTGTTCCTGACAGAGGCTTGGTTGAACAGACCTATACCGAATTCCTTACGTTTAAAGTCCCGTTCACGGTTTCCAAGTGGACCGGAGACGATGCGCTTGACCTAGGAAGTGATGTTATAATTGCAAATCTGGGAATTTTGCAAAGTGACAACAGCGACATAGGCTGGGTTGAATTTGTAGATGTTTTGCTAGTTGATGAGGTACACAAGCTCCGAAAGGGTAATAAAATCAACGATTTGATGAAACGCATTAAGACCGCTCACCGGTTTGGATTCACTGGGACTATGCCAGAGGGGTTGCTGGATCAGTGGAACATAATTGGAAAAATTGGACAAGTTTTGTATGAAAAAAATAGTCATGATTTGAGGTCTGAAAAATACATAGCGAATGCGTTGATACAGGTTTTTAATCTAAATTATAACGACAAACCGATTGCTACTAATCGTGAAAATATTTCCGATGAGTACCGAGCCGAGGTGGATTTCCTTATCGATAGTGGTTTTAGAAATAATTTCATATCGAAAATTGCAAAGCTCACATCTAAAAATTGTTTGATAATGGTAGACTATATAAGACATGGTGAGGTGTTAGAGGCGGCGCTTAATATTATTTGCCCCGAAAAGAAAATTTACTTTATATGCGGAGACGTTGAGGTAGAGGAGAGAGATAAATTACGCTCCTTGATGGAGCAGAGTAATGATATAGTTGTGGTTGCTATATCAAAAATATTCTCAACTGGCATTAATATAAAAAATTTACATTATATAATATTCGCGGGTGGTGGTAAAGCCAAGGTTAAAATAGTCCAATCCATAGGTAGAGGACTTCGTTTGCATGACAATAAAGATAAGCTTGTAATTTTTGATATAGCCGACCAAATTAAATATGGCGAGAGACATTCAAAAAAGCGGCAATTATTATATGAAATCGAGCAAATTAAATACGAAATCAAAGAAATTAAAGAGTCCTGATATTGTCAAGGTTAAGCCGCGCGTTAAGCCGTACAAGGTTAGAGCGCCTGTTATGTCTTATGATGGTGTCGCCCCTCGCAAACTAAAACCAAGAGAGAAGGAGAATTACGTAAACGGCAAAGAATTCGAGAGACAGCTGGCTGAATTTTATGAAAAGGATCAATTCAGCGATAAGCTAGCGGAGTCAGTAAGCAAAATAGCTCACGGGCTTAGCTTTGCTCCTAATTTTATCAACTACTCATACAAAGATGAAATGGTTGGTGATGCTATCGTTAAAATGTTAACAGCGGTAAGAAACAAGAAGTTCAGACTCAATTCAGGGTTCTCACCCTTTTCATATTTTACCACCATAGCATTTCACGCATTCATTAATAGAATAAAGAAGGAGAAAAAGCAGCATGAGGCCGTAAAAGAGTATAGGGAAAAAAAGTACGCGGAGATGATATGCTCGCAACATATCCCTAACGGTGGTATATATCTGGAGCCTCTTAAAAATGACGATTCAGATGAATATGACTACTGATCGAGTTTCCTCTACCACGGTGGGTATATTCTCAGACCTCCACCTGGGAGTACATCAAAATTCAAGCTTCTGGCACGACATTTCATTTAAATGGGCGGATTGGTTTGTCAATGAAATGGTCAAGCGGAATATTGATACTGTCTTGTTCTTGGGTGATTTTTTCCATTATAGAGATGAAGTCGCAGTTAACACTCTCCATGTAGGTTATAAGATACTCAAGAAATTTGAAAAATTTAATATCTATCTGATACCGGGTAACCACGATTCCTTCTACAAGGAGCACGCTGAAGTTAATTCGATTGATATTTTTAGTGGGTGGTCTAATCTTCACATCTTGAATAAAACCAAGACTATAAAGTTTGGAAATAAAACAGCTACGTTTGTGCCTTGGGGTGGTGTGATAGAGGACATTCCTTCGTCTGATTACATATTTGGGCATTTCGAGATTAACACATTCAAGATGAATGGGCATAAGGTGTGTGATAAGGGATGCAATGCGATGACTTTACTAAATAAGTCTCGTAACATATTTTCTGGGCATTTCCACCTTCGAGATGTTAGAAAATACAACGAAGGCACCATTACATATGTCGGCAATACGTTTGAGATGGACTTTGGTGATTTCAATCAGGTGAAAGGCTTACATGTTTTAGACTTTAATACCGGTGCAGTTACCTTTGTAGAAAATACAATTTCACCTAAACATTTGAAGATACCTATCTCAGAATTAGTAAAGGCGGGCATTTCTTCTGATTTGGATAAACAAAAAATTGAAAAGAATATAGTTAAAATAATAGTAGATAAAAAGGTCAGTACTGAAGTAGTTGAAAAGATTCTAACTAAGATAGCTGGGTATAAGCCTGCAGTTGCATCAGTCGAGTACGCAACGCCGGCTCTAGTGGTTGATAACACAGGGAATATTGATTGCGATCTATCAATAGTTAATATTGAAAATGTTATGGAGGAGTTTGTCAATCTGCTGGAGATAGATAATAAAGAGGATGTGTTAAAGCTGTGTGTTGAAATTCTTAATGATTCTAAATGAAGACTGTAATATTTAAAAAGATAAGTATAAAGAATTTCCTGTCGGTGGGTAATGATCCAGTTGATGTAAGCTTCAAGACCGGACTGAATATCATCACAGGGTCAAATAAGGATAAGGAAGATAGGCGCAACGGTGTAGGTAAATCCACGATAGCGGATGCCATATACTTTGCTGTGTTTGGTAATACGCTTCGCGAAATTAAGAAAGAGAACATCTCTAATAATTGCGTTAATGGTTCATGCGAGGTGGTATTAGACTTCACTGTATCAACCCCCGATAGCACGGATGAGGTTAGAATTATCAGAACATTGGAACCTTCCAAAGCTATCCTTCATATCAACGGCATAGATAAGACCCTGGACAGTATTGCCAATACTACGGCCTTCATATCAAAGATACTAAACTGTAACACAGAAGTTTTTGAAAACTGTGTTATAATGACCATAAACAATACTCTCCCTTTCATGGGTAAGAAGAAACAAGACAAACGAAAATTCATTGAAAGCATTTTTAATTTAGAGATCTTCAGCAAGATGCTATCGCATACCAAGGAGATGCATAGCACATCAAAACACGATTACGATTTGCTGTCTGGTAAAGAGGAGGAAGTTGTGTCGGTATTAGCCAACCTGCGAACCCAGCAAGCTACGTTTGCAATCAGCAAAGAAACTAAGATTAGGAATCTGAAACAGAAGCGTGATGCCGTTGCTATTGACAAGT